GGAAAAACAGTTATGTTTGCATACATGATTAAACGTCATATTGATAAAGGTGGAAGGGTTTTAGTGTTTACGCATAGAAAAGAATTACTATCTCAATCTAGTAATACGTTTAAAGCGTTTGACTTGACCCCTGAACTTATAACAGCAGGAAGTGAGCCAGATTTATCTCGTCCTCTTCACGTTGCAATGGTAGAAACATTATCAAGAAGAGCGGAGCAGTACGCTCTATTCATTTCAAGCCGAACAATGATAATAATTGATGAAGCGCATTTAAATAGCTTTAATAAGTTATTGCCTTACATTTCTGATAGGACTTTAGTTATTGGAGCAACAGCTACACCGTATCGTAAAGGTAAAAATGTACAATCGTTGGATATTTTTTACCAAGATTTAGTACAAGATATTGATGTTCCTGAATTATTAGAAATGGGTTATTTATCTAAACCTATGACATATGGTATTGAAATTGATTTGAGTAAGGCAAAAAAAGTAGGGGATGACTATGATACTTCTAGTTATTATGAAGAAAATAAAACTTATATTGGAGTTGTTGAGAATTGGGAAAGGATTTGTAAAAACACTAAAACTATATTATTTGCTAATAATGTAAAAAGCAGTATTCAAGTTTGCAATCAATTTAAAAGCAAAGGATATGATGCGAAGCATATTGACGGAAATACATCTGCATCCTTTCGTTCTGATATATTAGAATGGTTTGATAAAACCGATAACGGCATCATTTGTAATTGCGGTATTTTAAACGCTGGATTTGACCAGCCAGATATAAAGACAGTAATTTTATATCGTGCAACAACCTCACTACCTTTATATCTTCAAATGGTAGGGCGTGGAAGTCGTATTACTAAAGATAAGAATAGTTTCTATATTTTAGATTTTGGTAATAATGTAAGACGTATGGATTTTTGGGAATCACCTAGAGTTTGGTCGTTACAAAAAGATGATAAGAAGTTAACAAAAAACAGTACAGCACCAGTTAAAGAATGTAAAGGATGTTCAGCAATTATTCCTGTTAATACTATTATTTGTCCTTATTGCGGATTAGAAAATAAGGTAAAAAATAAAAAAGAAGAGTTTGCTGAACTTAAATTATTATCACGTCCTGAACTTTTAAAACACGCATCAAAGCAAAGTAATATTGAATTAGTTAAAATGTGTAAAGCAAAATTAATATCTCCGTTTTGGGTTTTACATAATAAAACTAATTTAAAAGATGCTAGAGAATTTTGTATATTAATGGGCTATAAAATGCCAGGATTTGAATATCTCAATAAAGACCGTTTTAATGTATTCAGAGGATAAAATAAAATAGTTTGTTGTTGTATTTTAAACTCTATTTGTCTATATTTGTTTTATGAGAAACGTAATTTATATAATAAAAAATAAGGTAAACAATAAATTTTATATTGGTAGTTCTATTAATTTTAGTGTTAGGAAAAATCAACATTTACATCATTTAAAAAAACGAACACATCATAACCCTTATCTTCAAAATTTCGTAAATAAATATGGAATAAACAAAATATATTTTGAAATTATAGAAAGATGTAATGATAAAAATTTAATTGAAAGAGAGCAATTTTATATTGATAAACATAAATATAATAAAGTTTTATTTAATGTTAGGTTAGTAGCTGAAAACATGAAAGGAACAAAAAGAACCGATGATCAAAAAAGATATATGGTTGAGTGTAGATTAAAAAAATCAGGGTATAAAAAAAACTATAAAAGACCGAAAGATGTTATAGATAAAATAAAAAAAACAAGATTATCTAACGGTAGCTATGTTTGCACTAAAAAAACTAAACAGGCTATATCTAAAGCTAATAAAGGCAAAAAAATAAGCGAAAAAACTAAACGGAAAATATCTGAATCATTAAAAGATAGAGTTTTCACAGAAGAGCATAAATTAAAACTATCAGAATCCGCAAAAGGTAACGTTAATTGGAAAAAAAATAATTATAAATGTAAAAAAAGAAATAAGAAAATATCTGAAAAATTAAAAATTGTTAAACAAAAAAAAGTTTTAAACACTAAAACAGGTTTTATTTATAACTCTATAAATGAAGCTGCAATTGATATAGGAATGCCAGCATCAACATTAGGTAAGCATTTGTCCGGATTTAATAAAACAAATAAAACAAATTTAATTTATGCAAAATGAAGATTTTTTGCAACAAGAAATATTTATGTGGTTCAACAATAATTATTGTTTAGAACATCACAAACCAAGATACACTATATTTTCAGTCCCAAACGGCGGAACTAGAAATATAAAAGAAGCCATGAAATTAAAAGCAACAGGATTAAAAGCTGGTGTTTCTGATTTGATAGTAGTTATGAACAAAATTATTTTTGTAGAGGTTAAAACAGAAATTGGTACTCAGTCTAAAAAACAAAAAGACTTTGAAAAGATTGTTACTAATTTAGGTTATGAGTATTGGATAGTAAAATCATTAAAAGAATTTCAATCATGTATATCAAAGACATCCACATATCAATAGAACCGTCAATATCTCCAAAAGGTAGAGAATACAGACTATCTGCAATTACTAAAGGTAGTGTTGAGAAATGGATAAACGGCGTGTTATGTTCAAATTGGTATTATAAATTTAAGTACCTAGATGACAATACGTACTTTACCCTTTCAGTAGATCCAAACGGACAAATAATATCAAAGAAATAACTTCCTACTAAAAGAAGTAAATACTTTTAAATTTTAAATTATGGAAACACAAAAATTAATTAAAGAAAATACAAAAGAATTACATCAGGCTTATGTAGATGGTGAATACACTATAAAAGAATTAGAAGAACTTCATAAGACCGCAATATCAGATGAAGAATTTGAAATAGCTGTATCTATTAGGGATGTTCTTAATATGATAAAATAATTTTTAGATTATGAAAGAACCAATAGAATTATTAAAAGAGAGGCTTTTAGAGATTGACAGTATATTAGATTCCGTAACCGATGAAATGGAACGCAATAAAATAATCGAACTTTACAATAGATACGTCGCTGCTCACAACCTGATAAAGGCTAATTTGTTTACTAATTTTAAATCTGAAAAGTATAAACCTAATGAGAATCAAATTTTATTAGATATTATTGATAAAAAAAATGAACAAATAGAATCTCAAAGAAAAAAAATAAAACTATATTACAGTCGATGGCATCATATGAAATTGAGGAATAAAGAAAAAAAGGCTCGTAAGTAGTATGTTCATGTTACGTGAACTGAAATAAATAATTAAAAACAAAACAATGAAAAAATTAATATTATTAGCTATTATCTTAATAGGGTGTTTTTAAATATTTTTTTGTACATTTGTGATTATGGCATATGATAAAAATAAAATATACCAACAATGTATTAAAGCAATAGAAGATAATAACTTATTTTTTATTGAAGATATTGTTGCTTTTATACCTTGCTGTAAGAAAACATTTTATGAGTTCTTCCCTTTAGAAAGTGACGAATTACACACCCTTAAAGAGAAGTTAGACTATAACAAAGTAAAAACAAAGTCAAGCATTAGGTCTAAACTTTGGAAGTCAGATAAAGCAGCTGAGTTACTTGCCTTGTATAGATTAATAGCAACTCCAGAAGAACATCAAAAACTTAACCAGTCTTATGTTGACCATACATCTAAAGGCAAAGAGATAACATCAATAACAAGAACTATAATTGATGAATCTGAACATTCAAACTCCTAGATGGGCTTTACCTTTATTAAAACCTAAAAGATATAAAGGCGCAAAAGGGGGGCGGGGCTCTGGTAAATCTCATTACTTTGCAGAATCATTAGTCGAGGCTTGTGTTATAAATCCAAATACTTCAGCGGTTTGTATTCGTGAGATACAAAAATCATTAAAGTTTTCAGCTAAAAGACTTATTGAAGATAAGATTGAATTAATGGGAGTATCACATCTTTTTAATATTACTCAATCTGAAATAAGAGCAAACAAAGGCAAAGGGGTTATATTATTTCAAGGTATGCAAGATCACACTGCGGACTCAATAAAATCTTTAGAAGGCTTTAATATCGCATGGGTTGAAGAGGCGCAAACACTATCTAAAAAATCATTACAACTACTTAGACCAACTATAAGAGCAGAAGGTTCAGAGATTTGGTTTAGTTGGAATCCTGAAAGACCAAGCGACCCAGTAGATGAGTTCTTTCAAACGCTTACAGGTGATATGGTTTTAGTTCATGTAAATTCAGAACAAAATCCATTCTTACCTGAAACACTTAAAAACGAAAGAGAATCAGACAGAATCAGAATGTCTCCAGAAGATTACTCTCATGTTTGGGAGGGTGCTTATAACGAAAAGTCTGATGCTTTAGTGTTTAAAAACAAGTATGAAATTGATTATTTTGAAGTCAATGAACAATGGACAAGGCTTCAAGGTTTAGATTGGGGATTCTCTCAAGACCCAACGACTGCAAACGTTGTTTATTTGGATGGTAATAACAATCTTTACATAAGACATGAAGCAAATAAAGTAGGTTTAGAATTAGATGATACTGCTAATTTTATTTTAAAGGCTATTCCAGACTTTAATAAATACACTACAAGGGCTGACAATGCAAGACCCGAATCGATTAGTTACGTTAAGCGTAACGGATTACCGAAGTTAATAGGAGAACCAAAGTTAAAGATTGAGGATGGTATTGAATTTATGCGTAAATTTAACAGCATAATTATACATCCAGATTGCAAAGAAACAATTAAAGAATTTGGTTTGTACTCTTATAAAATTGATAAACGAAGCGGTGATATATTACCAGTAATTGATGACAAAAATAACCATCATATTGACGATATACGTTATGCTTTATATCCATTAATTAAGAATAGTAAAACCAAAGTAAGAACAAGCCAACTTATATGACACTAAACGAATGGATAATAAAGGCTGAACAAAGTAAGCTTACTTTTATAAAAAAGTATGATAAAGGTTACTCGCCAATTGAATCAATTATACATTTACCTTTAATCGATGTAAAGAAAAATATCCCTTATTTAATTGATGAGGGTAAATTTGATGAGGCTATATCTATTTGTTTATCAGAGCCAATTAAAGAAACTTTGAAGCGTGAAGAATTAGAGCGTTTTAGAATATTAATTTGGATTGAAAAGCAATATGAAAAGATAAACGATATGGAGAAGCGCGCATTAGAGCGACCTCCTGAGTTTAAAATGCTTGCTGCTGGTATTAAAAAGTTAGATGACTTTGGAATTGTTAATATTATAGATATGTTATCTAATGGAGATGTAACAAAGTGGTCAGAAATTGAGCAATTACCTTACGAGGTATGTTTTACAAAGCAATTAAAAACGACTATTGAAAACGACATTAACAAGAAAATGTTAGAACTTAACAAAAGTGAACGAAAAAAATAGTAAATTTGTAGCATGGACGTAGTAAACTTTTTTAAACAACAGGTCACTAAGTGGAACAATGAAACTAAATGCGGTTTTTGTTGGGAGTTCGATGCGCCATTGACTGATGCTGGTGTAAATGAATCTGTAATGCAAACAGACCCAGAGGAGTGTTGTCCTGTTAAAGTATTTATAACTAATTTATCAGAGCGTAAGAATAGAAGCTATGACCCTCAATCAAAGTTATTAACTGACTATACAATTGATTACACGTTTACGCTTCATGCTTTAGTATTTGATGAAGTTGGTACTAACGTATATCAAGAGCAATTAGGATATCCAGTTAGCGAGAGCAAGTGGGAAACTATTTTAAAACCAATTCAGGATTGTGTTTGTACCGAAGAGATATTGGAGTTTTGCGAAATTATAAACAAGAAGATATTAATAACTCAATGGAATGCAATAACACGTATTAATTGGCTAGATAACAATTACACAGGTTGGAGTATAACAATGACATTAAGAGATTATGATTGTACAGATAACGCTTGCGATAATAGTTAGTTTATTGATTTGTTTCTTTATATGGAAACACCAATATATTAAACGACTAAAAGAGATAAGAGATAACTTTGATTTTACTACTCCAGAGGGTAAGTTTTTAATTAAGTGTTACAACAGAAAGATTAATCAATTGAATGGTAAGTTACTATTTAAAAAATAAATATGTTAAAATACGACTATAATATTATAACAGGTATGAATTGGTATTTTCAGCCAATTGAATATAAACACTATAAAGATAGACGAAAAAGAAAATATAAACATCTTTAATGCTAGACGAAAACGAAATAATTGAAACTATGCAATGGGTTGTCGATGACATCTTAATACCTCATTTTATGCAGTTAGGTTTAGATGCTACTGGCGAATGGCGTGAGTATTTAAATGTTCGTGCGGATGGTCAAGTGGGTACTATCAATGGGCGAAAATACACAGAACAGTTAGTTTATGGTAGAATGCCTGGAGCAATGCCACCGATTGCACCTCTCGAAAGATGGGCACAAGTTAAACTAGGATTGCAAGGTAGTCAGGCAAAGTCAGCAGCGTTTGCAATAGCAAAGAAGATAGCTAGAGAGGGTACTAATATTTATAAAGATGGCGGTACTGATTTACTTGAAATATTAGAAACTCCAGAAGTACAAAAGAAAATAACACAACGATTTCAAGGTTTAATAACTACTAAAGTTAAGTTAATGCTTGAAAGAGAAATACAACAAGCATGGCAACAATAAGCGGTATAAACGGTAGTAGATATTATGTAAACAACCCTGTTTGGCTAGAATGCGATGTATCTGATAATCCAGTAGATTCTTTTACTATGACTATCAGTAGTAATTCTATTACTCTTTTTCAGTCTAAATTTTATACCTACGATAACAAAGCTTATATAGATTTATCTGAGATAATGAAAGGGTTAATACCTGAGCCAAACCACCCTGTTAACCCCGCACCGAATCAAATTATAACTACCAACTCATTATTTGTTCAGATTTATGTATTAGGTTTCGCTCCTTCTATTGTATTTTACAGAGGTGGTGAAGATTCATATAGAACGAATATACAGTTACCTCCTTTAGCGGTTCTTTCAGAGAGCGCAAAAATTCCAATTTGGAACGGTTATCCTTCAGCAAAGTATTTTTTAAACGAAACGAATCAAGTTGTTTATACAAACATTTTACAACCAACTGAGGTAGAGCAAAGACGAGTTGTAACTTGCAATCCTGTATTTGTTAGATTCTTAAACAGTAAAGGCGGATATTCTTTTTGGCTTTTTGAGAATTGGAATATAAAAAAGAAAACTACTAAAGGCACTGTAATTGAACGCAGAACTAATAACGTAGACTTGGGTTCAAGACCAACACATACTTTAAATTTATCTACTAGAGCAGAGCAGAGATACACGCAAACACTAAGGGCTTTGGCTCAATCACCTGAGGTTTATATTTACAATATTCAAAATATCTTAACAGAACAAAATGCACCATTTCAAACATCTACCTTATGGACTAGGGTTATGAACGATGGCAACTCTTTAGAATGGAATAGTGAAGATACAGTTAATGAGTTTGATTTTAAGTTTGATCTTAATTTAAAGAACAACCCTAGTTTATTATGGTAACAGTTAGGATTGATAGCAATGGCAGAGAATTAGATATTAAAGGCGATGTTACTTTTATTAAACAAGTCTCAGACATTGGAGATATAACAAAGGCAACTTCATCTTTCACGTGGTCTTTGTCGTTTCCTAAAACTCCCGAAAACACAAAAACATTCAATCTTTTAGGTATTGGTGGCTCGGTTTCATCAACGCCTTATGATAAGATTATTTGCCAAATTATTTATAACGGATTTACCATTGAGCCTAACGGAAATTTAATAATAACCTCTACCGAAGATGAAGAATATAAAGGTCATGTAAAGGCTGGTATTATAGATTTCATTCAAGATATTAGCAATGATAAGATTAGTGATGTTATTGATTTATCAGATTTGAATCACTTAAACACGGTAAATAATATTATAAACTCCTTTACCGACAGTTTACCGTATAAATATATTGTTGCTTATTACAACGGTCAAAGGCTTGCAAATGAAAGCGGTGTAACTAACTTAAACCCTTTTGCTTTAGTTCCTTCAATATCAATTCAATATTTGTGGGATAAAATATTTGAACATTACGGTTGGACTTATTCGGGAAACTTTGATTTATCTAATACATGGATGACTTATCCGAATGCAGTTGTTTATGATGCAACAGACCCAACAAGTATTTTAACGGCTGACTATCCAGAACAGACTTATTTTGAATGGCAAAGCATACAAAATGTAGAAAACCCAGATGTAACATTTATTGATACAGACTTTATACAAGAATCAGTTGTAAATAATTATGAGTTTGTAATTCAACAGGCTGGAAATTATAGAATAAAAAGTACTTGTTTTGCACGTGCAAATAGAACTATAACCGTACCTCCTCAAAATGAGGTTACATCAAATATTACGTCTTTATTTCGTATAGGCGTTAGTACCGAACCAGAACAACCTTTTATTGTTGCTGATGGTGTTAATGAGTATTCTTTGGAAATTACTGCAACGGCTGGCACTACTATAAGTATACAGGTTAGAACATTTACAACTCCTTTTGATTTTAATTTCAGTACTATATTTGGTGCAGATATTTCGGTTGAAAGTTTAGGTATTCAAGAAATAGATTTTTCAGCAGCTTTAATCAAATTAAAGGTAAAGGACTTCTTTAAAGAGATAATGATTAGAAATTCATTAACTCCTTTTGTTGATGTTGAAAATAAGGCTATAAGATTTAGACCTTTAGACGAAAGATTAAACGCTCCAAAAGTTAATTGGTCGAATAAATATGTTAAAAAAGGCAGAAGTGAGAAATACGTTTATAATAATTACGCTCAAAAGAATATTATAAAACATAAGTATAACGATGCAAATGAGGATTGGGCTGACGGTGTTTTGTTAGTCGATAATGAAAATCAACCAGAGGAAAAGGAACTTTACAAATCGTTTAGTTATGCACCTGAACAAGTTTTAGTTGAATATAATGGTACTAATTTTCCTTCTTATTTTGTACAGAATTTTAGAATGTTTGATGTAGAGGTTGAGCAAGACCCAGACACAGGAGATTTATTAGCTAATTATAAGCAGTTAAAAGATAGGTTTTATTTTATACGATCAGAGCAAAGGATTGACGATATTTATGTGCTTGGAGAATTAGCAGAGGAGTTTCCACTTGCTATTTATAGCGAGGTGTTTGCAGACATTGTTTTTGATAAGTATTCTAATATGAATCAGTTAATCGATAACGCTAAGATTATAAACATTGATTTAACGTTATCTTTGGCAGATGTTGTAATGTTAGATTTTTACAAGCGTTATTATTTTGAACAAGAAAAAGCATACTTTTTACTCAATAAATTAAATTGGAAGTCTGGAAATTTAAGTAGTGGAGAGTTTGTAAAAATAAATAGTTAGTTATGGTTAATATAGATTTAGCGTCGTTTAGTTTTGATACCTCTGAGATACTTCAAGGAGCAGCTGAAATAAAGAAGGCAATCGATGAACTTAAAAGAGAGCAAAGAGAAATGTCTAAGGCTGGCGACACCGCAAGTGAAAAGTATGTAGAAAATGCAGCTGATTTACGAACTTTAAACGGTGTGTATCGTGAACATATAAAGTTCTTGTCTGAAAGTTCTAAGGGTGCTTTAGATGCTGCAACACGTGAAGCGCAATTAGAAGTCGTGCTAGGTCAAGAAGCGGTTACTATAAAAGAATTAAGAGACCAAAATAAGCTATTAAATAAGTTAAGAAACGACACGAATCTTTTAACAGAGGAAGGGCAAGCGGAACTTAAGCTATTAAACGATCAACTCGATGCAAACAACGCTTTAATAAAAGAAAACGTTGATGCCTATACTCAGCAAAAAATAGGTATTGGAGATTATGCAGGAGGTATAAAGGATGCGCTTGCAGAAATGAATCCTTTTAATACTAGCATATTTATATTCATTGAAAATGCACAAAAAGCTGGTGGTGTCATTCCTTTTTTAACAAATGGTTTAAAAGGCTTAAGGGCTGGTATAGTTGGAATTACAAGAGCAAGTATAGCTTTTATTGCAACTCCAATAGGTGCTGTAATTGCAGCGGTTGGATTGGTACTCGGTGCAATTGTTGGATATTTAAAATCAACGCAGTCGGGAATGGATGCGGTTACAAAAGTAACACGCCCTTTAATGGCTGTGTTTGAATCATTAGTTGGTGTTTTACAAGATGTAGGTAAGTGGTTATTTGAAGCCTTTAGCAACCCTAAAAAGACCATTGAAGATATTTATAAGTTTGTTAAAGACAATGTTATTCGGACTTTTGAAAATCTTTACGATATTATGGTTGGTATTGCTACATTAGACTTTGAGCAAGCTAAAAAAGGTTTTAATGGATTAGCAGACCAAGCAAAAGAAAATATTAATTTAATAGCGGAAGCAGGAAAACAAGCAGGAGAATTTTTTAACGAAGCTATACAAAAAGGTTTAGAACTCGATAGGCTTGAAAAGGAATTAGAGCAAACAAGAATCGATAATACTTTAGAATTAGGCAAGCAAGCAGAGTTATTTAAAGAACAGAATAAAATAGCTGAAGATACTACTAAGACTTTGGAGGAAAGGGAAAAGGCAGTGCAAGAATCTATTTTAGCAGCTGAAAGATTAAACGGATTAAAGCAAAAAGAATTAGACCTTGAAATTGAAATACTTAAAAATAAACAAAGCCGTAATGATACAAGTCGTGAAGAGGAGCTAGAACTTGCACAGCTTTTAGCACGTAAAAACGAATTAAACGCTCAAGAATTAGAGCAAACAACAACTCAACAAAATAAGCTTAATACTATTCGTAAAGAAGCTGAAACAAAAGCAAATGCACAAGCACAAAAAGCACTAGACCAAAGGTTAAAAACCGAAGATGAAAAGATTGCATTATTTGAGCAACAGCAATTGGACGGTAAAGCTAAGACATTACAACAGGAATTAATGATTGAGCAGGCTATTTCAAATATGAGGTTGCAACAATTAGACAATGAACTTAAAGCAAAGAAAATAAGTCAAGAGCAGTACGCTCGTGATGTATTGGCTATATCACAAAACTTAGCACAAAAGGAAGCGGAAGTTAAAGTTGATGTTGCTAGTCGTGAGATTGAAGCATACAAAAGAGCGTTTGAACAACAACAAGAAGAAAGACGTTTTTTATCTGAACAAGTTTTAGCAGATAAGACAAATGAACTTAACCTACTTTTAGAACAAGAAAAAGCTTTTGCTCAACTTAAACTTGAACAAGGTTTAATCGATAAACAAGAGTTTGATGATGCTATATTCGAACTGGGTGAGCAAAACCGTTTAGCAATTGCAGAGATAACAGCAGAGCGTGAAGCGATTGAAAAGCAAGAAGCCGAAGAGTTAAGAGCGTTAGAATTTGAGGCTGAACTTGAAAGACTTTTACAAGAAGGAGCAACTAGATTTGAGGTACAACAAGCGCAAAATAATGAGCAGTTTGCACTTCAAAAAGCGGCACTTGACGAGAGTTTAAAGAATCAAGAAATAAGCCAAGAGTTATATACTGCTCGTTTAGGTAAATTACAAGCGGATAGAACAAAGGCAGAAATAACAAATGAACAAATATTAGCAGAAGAAAAATTGTCTTTGGCTACTGGTTTATTGGATTCCGCTGCTAAGATTATTGATAAAGATAGTAAAGCTGGGAAAGCTATTGCGCTTGCTAAGGCTGGAATCAATATGTATCAAGGTATATCAGCTGGTTTAACCGTTCCGCCTCCAGGCAATTATTCTGCGGTTGCCTTTGCTGCTGCAACTGGATTAAAAGCGATACAAGATATAGTAGCAACAAAACTCCCAAGCGCAAGCGGAAGCGGTTCTATTGGTGGAGGCGGTGGAGGTTTCTCAGCAAATTTAGCGACTAACTTATCTGGGCAAGGTATTTCATTACCTAGTAGTTCAAATTCTAATATTCAAGATAACGTCGAGAACCAAGCAAATTTAAGTAACATGACTGAGCAAATGGCAGAGGCTGTACAACAAGGCGCACAAATGGGAACTATGCAAGGAAGTCAAGAGGGTATAACAAACCTTTCAACAAATCAAAATATAATGGAGCAATCAAGTTTTTAGATATGAGCAAAGCAAGAAGTATGTTCAAAAAGATTAAGACCATTTCAAAGAATGGTTTAGAGCCTATTAACGAGGGTAAAGAAAATTACTTTGCTAATATGCCAAGTGTAGAATTATTAGCCTTAGAACGTGC